GCTGATTTTCACTAGACTTAAAAAGCCAAGCGCTTGTGTATGAGCAACTATGTCTTGTAAGATATCTTTTATTATATGTTCTACTTGTTACTATTATAGTTAGGTTTTGGCAAAAAGTCAATGACTAATTGTTCCATCTACTTTTCACTCCAAAATGTTTGTAGGCCTTCTGAACACTTTTGGCTTGGAAGTAACAATCCGCCAATGCGTTATGAAGTTCCATTTGTATGTCCTTTCTTGGATCTTTTGGCAACATATTAAACAGAGTTCTTGAATCTCTGATTTGCCAATAATTCCAAGGACATGGTTGACCCATTTGTGCATACAAATTCTGTAATATGGCGTAATCAAACAGAGGACCTTGACACCAAAGTTCGTCCAATCCAACACACCATTTGTTTAATTGTTTAATTGTGTCTTCTAGTGATACTCTATCTTCATCACCTAACGCTTCTTCTCTAATTTTTTCATCTTGTCTGCCCCACCATTCTAGTGTGCCTTCATCCACGTGTCTATTCAAATGCGATTGTTCATCAACATTTAATCTTATGTACAGTCCTGAATGAGGTTCAGCATCTGTGTAAGGATCAAATTTAATTGCTCCCAATGTCAAGACAGTAGCATCAGGTCTGGTGCTGAGTGTTTCTAAATCTATCATTCCGTGTGTTGACATTTATTCTCCAAAATCAAATAGGTTGTTGAATGTGTTATTACTTTCAGTTGACTTGATATCCCAACCTAATACACCTAACAAGTTTCCAAGTTTGTTATCAATAATAGTACTCTCCATCGATGCGTCATCAAAAGGAAGTTCTTTAAACCATTGTGGTAATCTTAATTCATCTGTTGGATAAGCCACACTTGTATAATCCAATGGATTCTTTTTAAGTTTACACACAATAACTTTCATACCATCCATAATCTCTTGCGAGTACTTGTCACTGTTCATACGCTTCAATGTGTTCCAATTAATACTGGCTCTCACGTGTCCTGGCATATTTGCTTTGCCTTGACGTGCTTCTTTTTTCGCATATTCGGCAATGTTGTTTGCTCTACGTGGAGAACCTTTTTCCCAGCCTGGTCTAGTTTTGAATTCATTTCTAAAACGTGTTATACTGTCTAACACTTGTTCCTCTGTGTTTCCTGTAAGTACCATCAATAATAATTCAGATAAAAAATCTTGGATATAAACAGGAGTATCTGATCTTTTTAAATCAAGACCCATTGCTTTGATCTTGCCTGGTTTGCCATCAACATCTTGTCTGTAATTTTCTAAATCATATATCAATACAGCATATCTTTTCTTTGTGATAAACAATCCTGATGTGCTGACTGATTCTCTACCTGCTTGAATTACTTCAGCTCTTGATTTTAAACAATGAAATGCTTGTCCCATAAATTTTTTAAATGAATTATTCACTTCTCCTGCCACTTGATCATACAATTTTACAACTGATTCTTTAGTCCAAGGTATTTGTCCTGCATCTATTTCTTTTTTAAGAACTTCATATGCTGAAAAATATGCGGAGTCTGTATCACCATATATTATTGCTTTGCCTACGTGATTGTATTCACCTGTTATAACTTCGTTAATTTTTGCCGCCATGTGCTTACTGATCTGTCTGCCGGACAATGTGGTTGATTGTCCAATACGTTTATCAAAGAATCTACAGCCTGGATTTAAAATAGCACCATATAAACTGTTCAAGTTAATTTTTTTAACAAGTTGTCTTTTATCCCAAAATTCTATTTCTGCACTGTTATCAGCCTCTTTGGCTTTTTTCAACATTGCCTGCATTTCTTTTCTTTCTTTGTACCAACGAGCCAATAACCCAGGAATTACTCCTTCAAATTCACTTGTAAATAATGTGCCATTGGCACTCATCATCATAGGATTGTTGCTGTCAAAAATCATTTTATAAATTTCTGCACCACTCATTACTTCTGATTTTCCATCTTCCCAGTCCACATGGATCGACACATCTTTTCTTTGCTCCATTACTGCATCATATTCTAAACTTCCAAAATGATTTTCCCAAGCCGCCGCAAATGATTTCTTTTGTAATGTCATCTGCTCTTCGATGTATTCATCTGTGTGTGTTGGTCGTAGTTGCCCTATCACAGTTTCAGGAGCCATATTCAAGGCTCTAATCACAGACGGATACAGTGAATTAATATCCATAGATCCTATCCAACTGTGTAATCCTTTTCTTGGATATGCCACATAAGCACCTGCGGCTGTGGTTGAGTCATCATCTCTTTTGGGTCTATTAGGAACCTGTACACCACGTCTGTGTGCTTCATTTATAATTGCTTGTTCTGTAACTGCCACTGCTCCCAGTGTGGTTTGTAGAAGCACTGTGTTGGCGTGTGCCAGTTCATTTGACAGTGCAATGAATCTTAATTTACGATCCAACTTGTCCAACAGTGCCACGTCTTGTCTGTTGTATTCCACAAATGTTCTAAAATCTTGATTGTACAATTGATCCAACGATCCTTCATACACAGTTTTCTTTTCACCTATTTCCCATTCACCTATAGCATCCAGTCTGTATGAATGTCTTTCCTCATAGGTATATTTTCTGTAAAGTTCCAGTGAATCCAAATGCACTCTGCCCACAAGATCATATGTTTCTTGTTCTCTACCATATCTTTCAAATGTTCTTTTCTTTGGCATCTGTTTCCACAAACACAAACGTCTTGTGTCATCTTTACTCATCACTTTCTTAATTCTATTAATAATGTAAGGCAAATCATAACCTTCTGAATTCCATCCAGATATCACATCAGCGTCTTCGATTATATCTAAAAATGCTTGTAACATTTCTGCTTCATCTTTAAACAGATACAAATTGTCTATACCTTTAGTGATCTGTTTAGCCTCTTCGATATCCATTGTTTTAGGTGGCATAGCAAATGTCACAATAGAATTCAACCATTGTAATGATACTGTGATTGCTGTGATGGGCATGAATGGATCACTGGGTTGACTGAATCCTTTTTCAGGATCAAAGTCTGCTTCAATATCAAAAAAAGCAATTTTTAAATCAGGAGCATCTTGATTGAGATAGTTTTCACTCAAGCATTGAAAGATAGGATTAATATCCGATTCAAACAGTGTTTTGTTTCTGTTGATGGCTAATTCTTTATGAAAGTCTTTGGTGTTTTTACAAACGATTCTACTTAATGATTTACCTGTGGTACTTTTAAATTTTCCATTAGGTTCTTCATAATAAAATGTATATTTGATTGGATATTCTTTGAATACTCTTTCACCGTTTTGTCTTTCGACCACTCTTATGATGTCGGCTTGTCTATCAAAATATCCGTCGATGTAACTCATTTATTCTCCTTTTTGTCATTTGTGGCTGACAAAATACCAACGATCACTTGTGGCTGATTAAACCTTACCTTAAATAATATAATAGTATACCTCCGAAACCCATTGCTGTCAAGACTAAATTTGTAACTATGAGTGCCGGTTCCTTCCATAAGAAGGATACTATTAACCAAATTATTCCACCCATTGCCAAAAGCAATGGTCCTACCGGATATAATTCAGGAAAGCCTGCATTTACGAATGTGCCTACAATTAATACTGCCGTTGCTATCCATTTAAGTGTGTTGCCTGTTGTTGCCTTGTTCATATTATTTAGATTCGTACCTATCAAATACTCTATTAATCACATTATTAACTCTTACAAAGTGTGCCGCTTTAGGCATATCTTTAATTCTTCTTGCTCCTATATAAGTGCAGGTACTTCTTACTCCACCTAATATTTGTTCCACAGTGTCTTTGACAGGACCTTTGTCGTCCAGCACAACTGTTTTACCTTCTGTGCCTCGGTATCCATCTTTTCTAGCACCGTGTGTTTGGAAAGCAGATTCTGAACTCATACCATAGAAATATCTCTTACCATCTCTTAATTCTGTTTCACCTTCATCGTGTCCTGCTAACATTCCACCCAACATCACAAAGTGAGCACCACCACTTAATGCTTTAGCCACATCGCCGGGTTGTGTACAACCACCATCAGCAATGATGTGTCCACCTACGCCATTTGCGGCATCTGAACATTCCATTATGGCTGAAAATTGTGGAACTCCTACACCTGTCTGTGTTCTTGTGGTGCATACACTGCCTGGACCTATTCCAACTTTAACAACATCAGCACCTTTAATAATTAATTCTTCAGTCATATTAGGTGTTACCACATTGCCTGCTATGATCACTTTGTCTGGATATTCTTCTCTAATTCTTGCCACAAAGTCCACAAACGATTCATGATATGCATTGGCAACATCGATAGTGATTGCTGGAATATCTGGAAATGCTGACATCACCTGTTTCAGTGTTTGGTAGTCTTGTGCGTTCTCGTCCCAAATTGCTCCAGTTCCTACACAGGCTGAAACGTATTTGAATTTTAATCCTGAACCTGCGGTTTTTTTCCAATCATCTATTGTGTAGTGTTTTCTAATCACAGTCATCATCTTAAATTCTTGTAGCACTCTTGCCATTGAAAATGTTCCAACACCATCCATGTTTGATGCCATGATAGGAACATATGTTAATGTTTTACCACTATTTTTAAATTTAAATTCACGCAGTATGTCCACATCACGTCTTGAACTCAGAGTTGATCTTTTAGGTTGTAGCAATACGTCTGAATAATCTAAATGAATGTTATAGTCTATTCTCATTATTTGTTCTCTAAATAAGCCATCATATTTTCTGGAGTTGTTTGCACATATGGATCAGCATCAGAACCATCATTGTTGATACCTGGTTCTTGCCACCATGCTTCTACAACACCATCGTTTATAACTGCCATATATCTCCATGATCTCATTCCAAATCCTAAATGATTTTTACCAATCAGCATACCCATAAATCTTGTTAAATTTCCTGAACCATCTGGAATTACTTTTACATTTTGTATTTTTAAAACTTCTGCCCAAGCGTTCATTACAAATGTATCATTAACAGAACAACAATAAACTTCGTCAATGCCCATACTTTTAATTTTTTCGTAGTTGTGTTCAAAGCCAGGTAATTGTGTAGAAGTACAAGTTGGTGTGAATGCTCCAGGTAAACTGAACAGCACCACTCTCTTGCCTCCAAAATAATCGTCTGTTGTTTTATCTATCCATTTTCCTTCATCAAATGAACAGCCACCTTCTAATACAGAATCACCTTCTCTTGTTCTAAATGTAACTCTAGGTATCTTAAATCCCTTCATACTTGCTCCTAATTTCGTATCCGCCAAAAAAGTCTTTAGCATTTATGGCTCTATCGTCAATCCAGACATCATAGACTGGTTTTTTCATTTGAATGGAAGTGTATTTTACATTCCATTCTTTGAGTTGTTGATGTGTAAGTTCAGTCCAGTCTTTACCTGAGTTACCACCCCTTGCTGTCCAATAATGGATTTCATGTCCTTTATCATACAGTTCATTCAGTTTAGCAATACGGACATGGTCTGGCTTACTGTCTTCGTAATTGCTGTTTTCATTATAGCAAATTGTATTGTCAATGTCAACCATATATTTCATTATAACCATCCCATTGCTACACTGAATCCTAATATGTTGGCACAAAAGAAATAACTCACCAATATAGTGGGCCAAACTAATTTTCTTCTGTGAAATGTGTAGATTGCCAAACCAGAACCTATCAAAAAGAAAGGATACACTATTCTCATATCTGGATCAGCGGCATTAAGTGCCAAGGTCATACTCGCTATGATATTAACCATTGTGCTGACCATTTCTAGCCAAAAGCACAATCTGTCTTGATGGTATGACTCTTTAAAGTAACCGATTATTTTATTTGTCTCTGCCAACTGCAATAATCAAGTTTTCTAATGAATCGAAGTCATCAGAATATTTGTGCCATTCACCTTTGTGAGCAATTTTGATTGCCTTGTTGATCAGTGCTGGTTTAATTTCTAATTCTTCTGCAACTGCTTTCACAGTATCTTTTAGTCCACCTTGCAAGTCTTCCATTTCAGAAAGTACGTTGGCACCTTCATCAATAATTCTTTTCAATTTTGCTTGTTCTTCTGGACCGTATGTTCTGCCTGCCATTTTGTTTTCTCCTTGTTTAAGTCTTTATTATACTTAATTGTTAGAGGAAAGTCAATGACTATTTTTTGGCAGAACGTTTTTTATCTTGATAGAAGTAGTCGTCGGAATCACCAAAAGTTGTGGATGCTTCGTTTTCACAAAACCATTCTTTGGTGCTGACTTGGAAGTCTGGTCTTTTTAATTCTGCTGGTGTTAATGATTGTTCGTACCAAAGCATTCTGTTGTTTGGTTGTGCAAAATATTGTCCATTTTCCAATCTACCAAAATTGTGTTGTTTGTGTTCGCTGGGTACTTCTGATACTCCTGTGTTCACAGTGTTTGGATCACCATGGCAGGCATCTATTGTGAAAAGATATTCACCTTTCATTCTACCACCACCATTCAACATGATTTCTACATCGCAATTTTTTAAAATAGATTTTGTCCAAACTTGAATGTTGGAACTGAAACTATCCCACAGTGCTAATGAACTTAAAGGTAATTGTTCTTCTTCTTTGATATTGGTGCGCCACACAAATGCTGATAAGGGAAATTTATCGTAACAAGCACCATACTCTGGTAGGTATGCTTCAAACATTAATGCTCTACCTTGTACTGATTTGACTGCTATGATTACTGCTTCTATGAATTCACCATACCCACGTTTGAGATCGTGTACATACTCTTTTTTCACCCAACACTTGATATATGGAACGTTTGCAACAAAATTCAAGACACAGCCCTCTCATAGTTAGATTTTTAATAACTGTATTTATTGATTATTTTTTAATTAGTGCTGTTAGACTTGGTCTTGCCGCCTGCTTGTCTTTTGCGTCTACCGGCGCAATGTGCCCGTTGTGAAAAGCCTTTGGGATTGGCACAATTGATAGACTTTTTATATTTTTTAGTCCATCCTTCTGTGATCTCTCTGATCAACATTTTAGATTATTTCTTTTTGATTGGAACGCAGTTGTCTACTCTTTTGCCACCCTTCATCTTGGTGCCCATTCGTTTGTAGCCTTTCCAACACACTTTGCCGTCCACACCTTTTTGCTTTTCTGCTTCGTCTAGTGTTTCCCATGTTGGTTTGCCACAATCTTTACAAGTTTTTGTAGACTCTTGTAATTTTGATTGCAATTTGTTTGCTAATGATTCTTTGTAATCTACTGATGCCGCCACTGCTTGTGGTTCTGGTGAAAGATCCACTTTGCTTAATTCTTGAGCAACTTTTGTTAAGTTTGCTTTCAATGTGTTAGCATCAACTTTTCCTTTTGGTGGAAACATTTTTTTCATATCACCTTGAGCATCCATTCTTTGAAATGCTTCAGGGTGTTGTGGTTGAACATATTTTCTTAAATATGCCGCCACTAAATCTGCTGGGTAACCTTGACTTACATCTGCTTGATTCAATGCTACCACTGTGTTTACATCATTAAACAATGTTTGCATTTGAACTTTATTTTGATTGTCTGCTTGTACTTTTGCCGCTGTTGCCGGATCCACTAAACTTTTTGCATATTGTGTTATGTCTCTACCTGCGGCTTTCAATGTGTCTAATACACCTTCGTCTAAGTAAGTTACACTTTCGTTTTGACTCATTAATTCATATTCCATGTAATGATACACAGAACTCAAATAGTCTGATGCCTTAGTAATTTTTGCCGCTACCCAACCTTCTAGACCTTGCTGTTCAGAAACTGATTTCAACATATCGTGAAGTTTGATTGAATATTTTGCCGCTTTGTATAAATCTGATCTTGCCATCTGTACTTCATGGTCCATCTCGGCTTTTTGTGCCATCA